TGAATGTCTTCGTGGGATATATTTCTTCGTATGAGTTGATTCGTTTAGGTACTGACGTAGCCTCCAACAAACTGACGACTACTACCGTGCGCTACACCATTACTGGTGCATCACAGGTTATGCAGTCCACAAATAACACAGCCTGGAAGCACACTAGCCCTTCTACTATCGCAGGAAATATTGCGAATAAGAATGGCATGCGTGGAATCATTCACGTTTACCAAGCAGCAATTGATTATCGTCTACAGAACTCTTCCGACTTTAAGTTTCTAGCTCAGCTAGCAGATGAAATTGGCTATAGATTTTATGTAGATAATACTGATCTATATTTCATTAATCCTACTCAGATTCTGAGCAGAAATAATACGCGCAATATACCTCAGTTCTGGTCTCACAATCAGCCAGGACTATATGACACCATTAGATCCTTCAGACCTGTTGTAGGTACTATTACGCCTGATGGTGGTATTGTGGCTAATAGAAATGTTGTGGGATTAAATCCAACTACAAATCAGCTGACACAGGCTACGGCTTTAGCTAATGCAACTACAGCAGCAGGTAATCAAATTGCTGATTACATTACTAAGTACTACAATGCTGCACCCGCTGAATCCTATTATGAGGCTCAGCAGAAAGTGACAGCCGATGCTTTAAAGAATCTATATTGGAATACCGCAAACTCTACTCTACGTGGAGATGCGCGAGTACATCCAAACAGTCTTGTCAACCTTATGGGTGCTGCGCTGACTCCCGATGAAGTAGGTCTATGGCTGGTTAATGATGCCATGCACTACCTGGAGAAGCAACCACCAGGCGGTAACAAGTATGCCAACACCTATACAACAGACGCAACACTTATCAGAGATCACATTTACACAGCTAACACTAGTCAGCTTTCGGCTCTACAAGATTTGACAAGATCTGTCCCCGCAAAGCTAGTGGGCAATAAATGGATCTCATCAAATATAGGAGCCACCATTTATGCAACCTAAGTACGATGCAATCTACAGGGCACTGGTTACTTCTAATACGGACGTTACTAACAGCGGAAAGATTAGAGTCCAGTGCCCTCAGATTGCTGGACTAGCAGAGATCAGAGCAGCCGAACCAGTTAATCCAGCACAGCCTGTGCCCAAGGTAGGAACAACCATTTGGCTCATGTTCAGTGGTGGAGATATAACTAAGCCTGCTTACTTCGGAAACTCAGTATGGAATTCTAATTTTCTTATTCAGGACTGGACTAGTTTCACATTAATTAGTGGATTCACAGGAAATGGAAATAACAATGGAACTCCACAATTCCAAGTTGTGAGCGAATACGGTAGTCTTAAGGTAAACCTAAAGGGTGGTATTAATATCACTTATCCTGGTGGCAGCATCGCTAACTCCGGAACTTGGTGCTCTACTAATACTGGCGTAGCAATGCCCAACACTCTTCGTACTCTTCCAGGTGCCTGTTCTGCTGCCTCTAGCACAGTGAACTCAGTGAAGGTGGACTTCAGAACAGACGGTACCTGTGCGATTGTAGGTACCAATGGAACAACCAATCAGCCACCATGGGCTTCCCTTAACGGCGTACACTACTTCATCTAATCTGGGATAATAAAGATATGGGAACACAATTAAGCATCCCCTTCGCTGTTCTAGAGAATGGCGCGGTGGCGACAGAAACAAATAATGATATTCAGGTCTCTCAGAGAATCGACGCTATTGTATCTACTGAAATAGGACAGCGTGCTATGAGAGCTAAGATGGGTCTGCCTCTTTCCAGACTTCTATTCGATGTGAACAATACTCTCGTAGCTTCTGAAATGAAGACAATGGTTACTCAGCAGCTTCAGAAATATGAGCCAGGAATTGAAGTAGTATCCGTAGAACCAAACGTCACACAGGCTAACGATGGTGTGGCGTCAGTAAACGTAAACTATAGACCTATCGTGGCAGCCTCTACTACTAGTGCAGTAGCGAATACAGTCACTGTCCTTGTAGGCGGAACAGTAAAGGAAGGGATTGTAAGTGGCAACAGTTAATGGTGTACCTGCTATTGATTACACCAGCAAGGATTACACAGGTTTTATTAATTCCATGCTGGACTTCGCAAAGACAGCATTTCCTGAGTGGACCAATCAGAATCCTGGTTCCCTTGAAGTAATGCTTCTAGAAGCTCTAGCACGTGAGCTAGACGTTCTCTCCTACTATGGAGACCGCATTGTTGGGGAAGCCTATATTGGAACAGCTACCCAGCTATCTTCTGTTATCCAATTGGCTCAGCTCCTGGGATATACACCTGGTCAAGCTCTAGCAGCTACAGGAACAGTAACCTTCCAGACAGCTTCAACCTCTGGTGCAGTAGTGGTTCCTCTTGCAACACAAGTAACAACTAATTACGTATCCAGCATCAATGGTCCTATTGTCTTTGAGACAACACAGGTAGCTACTGTTCCAGCCAACGGCGGAACGATTGCTGTGCCTGTTGTACAGGGTATTACTCAGGGATCTGCTGTATTTACTATTGGTAATAACACTACAGCTCCCTTCTCTATTACTACAGAACTGATTGGAACATCTGATGGTTCTGATCTTCAGAGCTTTACTTTGGCTAACAATCCAGTCGTTAGTGGATCGATTACGGTCTATATCCAGAACCCATCCTTTGGTTCGACCAGTGGTCAAGATCCTATCCTTCCATGGAATCAAGTCGCTTCTCTACAACAGTCTGGTTCGTCTGATCTAGCCTGGTCTGAAACTGTAGATGAGAATGGCGTAGTCTCTATTCACTTTGGTGATGGAATCAACGGTGCTGTGCCTCCAGCCGGTCTAAATGTTTATGCGAACTACCGTGTTGGTGGTGGAACAATTGGTAACCTTGCTGCTAACTCTATTGTTGATATTGCTTCAGCTATTAATGGTGTCTCTGTTTCTGCTTCTTCTACAACATCTGGTGGAACAGCCGCAGAAACCATTGACCAGATCAGATCTAATGCGCCTCGTGCGTTCACTACTCAGCAAAGAGCCGTGACTCTAGCTGACTATGGAAACCTAGCTATGTCTCTACCAATTGTTTCTCAGGCTAATGCCGTAGCTAATACCTATACCAATATCACGGTATATATCACAGGACAAGGCAACACAGTGCCCACACAGGCGACACTAGACACCGTGACAGCCTATCTGACAGGACTCGACCTAGCAGGCGCTGTAGTGACCTGTACAGCCGCTTCTCTGATCCCTATCAACGTAGGTTCGAGTGGTAGCCCTGTACTGATCGGGTGTAGCTCTCGCTACAGTCCTACGTCTATTCAGATTCAGGCCACCCAGGCTGTTCAGAATCTATTCGCCCCATCTAACGTACAGCTTGGTGGACGTGTAACACTAAGCTCTGTGTACTCTGCTCTATATGCAATTCCGGGAGTTCAGTACATTAACATCCCGCTATTCGTTCGTAGTGATGCAACTCAGTCTGGTGCTGCTGACATTCTTATGAGAAGTAATGAGCTTCCAACTGCTGGTAATATCGTCATTACTGTAACGGCAACCACATAAGGAGAATCGAATGGTAGCAGTTTACCCAGCGGCCATTAAGAACTTTGCGTATAGACAAGACTACACAGACCTGGTAGAGGCTGCTGACGTAAATGTTTCTTACGATGAGACCCGCGCTATTCAGACCGTACTAGGAACGAATCCTCATCAGGAAACTATTGAC